CCCCTTCCCATCCCGGATTTCTCGCGCGCAGGGTATGTGTTTTCCAGGTTCGGAGGATGACGACTGATGCCGATGCCACGAAGGGACTCCCGACCGACGCAGTCCGCCGAGCTTGAGGCGGACATCGCCGCGCTTGAGGAGCTCGCCGCGAACGCCGAGTCGGACAAGGCTTACAGCCCGGCCGTGACCGCGCGCTCGCGATTGCCGAGCCTGCGCGCCGAGCTGCACCGACTGCGCGACCTCGAGGTGCTCGTCGCGACCTCGGACCCGCTGGAGCGGATCCGGCGGACGCGAGCGATCGCGGAGCGCGAGGGATCGTGGCAGGCCGTCGCTCGCCTTGCCTCGGTTGAGGCCGACCTCGAGGTGCGCCTCGCGGAGGCCCGTGCTGCCGAGGAGGCCGCGAAGCTATCGAACCTTTCGACCGATGACTTGCTGGAATACATCACCGCCGCAATCGACCAGGTGCCCGCGAACTTGCGGGCCGAGCTGCTCGACCGGCTCATGCCCGCGTGAAGAAGCACCGGGCCGGCGACAATCCGGCGCGAGGACAGGACGCTTTCCGCCTGCTCGCGCGTGCTACCGAGCAGCTACGGCGTCGGACGCAATCGGACCGCTTGTCCGCGATGGACTGGACTCGCCCACAATGGGCGTTCCTCAACGACCCGTCGCGCTTCAAGCTGCTTCGGACCGGCAACCAACTAGGCAAGAGCACGGTCGGGCTTGCCGAATGTGTGATGCACGCGCTCGGCACGCACCCGCACCAGCGGATCAAGCCTCCGATCGAGGTCTGGATCATTTTCGAGTCGCGGCATCAATCGCTGCCGTTGCAGGAGAAGCTGTGGAGGCTGCTGCCGAAAGAGCAGTTGGCGGACGGCCAGCGACCCTATGATCCCATTACCGGCTTCGGGCACCACGAGCCGCTGATTGAGTTCGCCAACGGATCGCGGATCCGAATGAAAACGAACAACCAGGACGGCATCGGCCTAGCCGGCGGCAGCCCGCACCATATCCTCTTGGACGAGCCACCGAAGCCGCGCGTCCTCGCCGAATGTTTCATGCGGCTTCGCTCGACAGGCGGGACGTTGTCGCTGACTCTGACGCCGATCAACCGCGACTGCACCGTGCTACGCGAGGAGGTCGACGCAGGCAAGATCGCCGACTTGCATTTCCCGTTCACGGCAGACAACCTGATTCAAGTCCGTTCCGGGCGACCGCTGACCGACGACGCCGGGATCGTGAAGGACGAGGCGTGGGTTATCGCTCAACGTGCGCTTGCGATGCCGCACGAAGCACCGATCGTGAACGACGGCGAATGGGACGGCCGCGCCGTCGCTCGCCTGTTTGATGCCTTCCGTGCCGACACAATGGTCGTGGACCATTTGCCGGCCCGCGAGCTCGTCCTCTGCTTCGGCGTAGACCACGGCACCCAGCGAGGCAACAACGCCGCCGTCCTCGTGGCCGTTGACAAGTCGCGCATCCTCGACGGCTACCCGACGGTCTACGTGATGGACGAGGCATGGTCAGACGGGATGACGACGTCGGAGGCCGACGCCGACGCGGCGCTGGGGATGCTGCGCCGCCACGGTCTGACGTGGTCGGACATCGACCACGCTTACGGCGACATTCCCGCTGGCGTGCGCGGGTCCGCCGGCCGCAAGGGCAACTATGACCTCATGGACGCGATCGCGCGAAAGACCTCGGCGCGCGGGCGCCGCAACCTCAAACCGCAGATCCAGATCGCGAAACGCGGCGAGAACGCGGGCGCACAGTCAATCCAGCGTGGCGAGGGCTGGCTCCATCGGCGCATGGTCGCCGATGCTTTCCGCGTGCATCGTCGGTGCGAGCGGGTGATTGAGGCGATCGAGAAGTACGACGGCCGGCAGGACAGCGAGCACAAGCACATCATTGATGCCGTCCGCTACTCGCTCTATGAGTGGATCATCAAGGGCGGTCCGCGCCAGCCCAGCGGCACTCGACTCCGGATCGGTTAGGCGGTATCTTGTCGAGTATGAGCACCCAGCCGTCTGGCCTCGATATGCCGCCTGTCCCGCGCGACCCCTGGGAGGCTCGTCGTTGGACCGAGTCGCGCCGTCGGTGGCGGATGCTGACGGGCGAATGGTCGGCCGACCTGCAAGAGCGGATCAGGCGCGACCTCGGCAGCGTAAGGTCCGAGGCGATCGGCATCCCCGACCTTTCGAGCAACGTCCTGCTATCCGTTTCCCGGCAACTTTCGATCCTGCACGACGAGGAGCCGAAGGTCCACCACCTCGATTCCGACGCCGCCGAGCGCGTCTTCGACGCCATGTGTGACGCGGGCTGGGTGCCGGCCATGCAGACCTTTGTCGCTGACCTCGTCGCGCTCCGTGATGCTCCCATGCGGATCGACGTCGGCGGCGACCCGTCGAAGCCCGTGCTTCGGTTTCGCCCCATCCGACCCGACCTGTGCCTCGCTTGGTCGAAGGCCGTCGCGCCCGACGTCGCGGTCGGCATCCGTGAGGCGCGCAAGGGTCGAGACGGTCGATGGTACTGGGAAGTCCTCGACGTCAGCGACCCAGCGAACCCGCGCTACATCGCGGAGGACGCCGACGGCAACGACGTATCGACGCTCGTCCTTGGCGGCACTTTCTCGGGTGACGCCTACCCGTACCGCGACGAAAACGGCGATCCGTTCCTCCCTGTGTGGCTGTACCACGCCGCCAAGCGCCCCTACCTGTGGGACTACGCCAGCGGCATGGAGGTGGTCGAGGGCACCATCCAGGCCGGCGTGGCAATGTCTTTCTGGATGCACACGCTCCGGTCGGCCTCGTGGCCGCAGCGGTACATGCTTGGCGCGGAGCCTGACGGCGCGGACTACGCGGACGAGAACGGCGACGGTCGTGGACGGCGCGACATTGTCGCGGACCCGGCGGCCGTCCTCATCCTGCACCCGATGGACAGCACCCAGGGCGGCGCGCAGATCGGCCAGTGGGAAACCGCCGCCGACGTGGCCGCCACGCTCGACGCCGTGATCCGCTACGAGCAGCGCGTTGCGACCTTCGCCGGGATCTCGGCGTCGGACTTCCTTCGCCAGTCGGGTGACGCCCGCTCCGGATACGCGCTGTCCATCAGCCAGTCCGGCAAGCGTCAGGCCGCGCGCAAACTGGAGCCCACCGTCAAGGAAGGCGACGAGCACGTCGTCGCGATCTGCGCCAAGCTGCTCAACCTCTGGAGCAAGCGCGACGGCGGCGCTGGTCTGCGTCTTCCCGAAGACGGCTACGAGGTGGAATACACCTCGCTCCAGCTCACGCCAGAGGAGATCGCGGCCAAGCGCGAGTCGGTGATCGCGCTGCTCGATCGCGGGCTGATCACGCCCGCCGAGGCGCGCGCCGAGCTGTGCGGCGAGACGGTCGAGGAGGCCGCGCGGATGCTGGCCGCGAACGCCGATCCGCCCGCCGCGCCCGACACGATGAACGCATGATCGGAGGACACGTTGAGCGACACCACGGAGCCGGCCGTCGCGCCGGTCGAGACGCCGCCGCCCGCCACGCCCGCGACGACCGCCGCACCGGCTGACGACGGCAAGGGCCCGGTTCCCTATTCGCGCTTCGACGAGGTCCGACGCGAGCGCGACGACTGGCGCACCCGCGCCGAGTCCGCAAGCAAGGTTGAGGCCGACCTCGTGGCCGCGCGCGAATCATTCGCCAAACTGCAAGCCGAGCTCGATGCCGAGCGCTCGGCCCGCGCCGACGACCGAGCTTTCGCCGCCGTCGGGCTGCTTGATTCCGACGCCCAGGACGTCGCTCGCCTGCTCTACGGCAAGGTCTCCGAGAAGCCCGAGGGAGGCCTTGCGGCGTGGCTTGCTGCCGCGACCGAGAAGCCCGACGCCGCCCCGATGCCGCTGCGCCCCTACCTGTCGCAGCCCGCGAAGCCCCCGAAGCCCGCGCCGATGGATACTTCGGATCCGACCGGCGCCGCTCGCGTGGTGACCGGCGACGTCACGGCCGAGCAGCTCCGCGCCGCTCGAGAGGTCGGTCGCACCACCGGCGACTGGTCGCAGTTCGACCGGCTGAAAAGCGCGACGGTCGGCCGGCGTCGGTGAGACCGGTATCCGGTCGGTGGAGCTACGGACTCGGCCACGGGCACGCGCCCCGATACCACCGCGACAGGCCCCATCGTCCGCGAGCCTAGCCGCTTGCAACAAACAATGGAGCTACAATGGCGAACGAGACCACCTACTCCGCTCTCGCGGACTCCCGCGCTACCGAGATCCTCATCGGCACCTGGGAGCAGCTGCTCGCCGAGCGCGGGCCCCTGCCCTCGCATCCCGCGATTCTCAAGGCCCCCGACGTCGCTGGCCTCGGTTCCAGCAAGGTCCGTGTCAGCGCCGCGGCGCTCGACGGCTACACGCTGCTTTCGTCCACCTCGGACGGCTCGGCCGTCTCGAACACCACGCTCGTGGACGAGAAGTACGAGGTCACGGTCGCCCGGTACTCGAAGACCTACGCGCCGACCGACCTCGCGCTCCTGACCGATCCGGGCAAGGGCCTCAACTTCGAGCGTTTCGCGACGGACGCGTTCATTTCCGCGCAGCAGACGCTGGTCAACCTCGTCGCGGCCCTCTCGACCGGGTTCTCCTCGTCGGTCGGCACGTCGGGCAGCAACCTGACGCTGGCGCAGTTCCTTGAGGCGAAGGCCACGCTGGAGATCGCGAACGCCGCCGACAGCGGTTTGATCGCGATCCTGCACCCGCGCCAGTGGAACGACCTCATCCAGGACGCCGCGCTGACCATCAGCGCCGGTGCCGCGCAGTACGACCCGGCGAACGCCGCCGTGACCAAGATCACGGGCGGTTCGTTCAAGGGCACGTTCCACGGCGTCGACGTCTACGTGTCCAGCCGCGTCCCGACGGCGAACAGCGCCGCCGACCGCGCCGGCATGATGCTCGGCCGCAACGCGATCGTCTACGCCGAGGGCTCGGCTCCCGTGCTCGACCCCGCGAACCAGATGGCGATCGGTCCCGTGCTGTTCGAGCGCAGCCGCAACGCGCAGTCGGGCCTCTGGAACTGGACGACCCACTACTACGTGGGTGTCGCCGAGATGTTCGACGCGGCCGGCGTCGGCATCGTCACCGACGCCTGATTCACCACGGGGGCCCTCCGAGCGAGGGCCCCCACGTCCTCCGGGTGGATCGTCGCCGGGGGGCTCCCCTTTGAGGAGGACAGTCAATGCCAGTCAAGCCGAAGGCCGAGAAGCTCGCAGATCCGACTAGCGCGATCGCGCCCGTCTCGACCCCCGACGCCGAGCTTGTGGACCTCGGTGGCGACGTTCACCATGCGGTGGACGTCTTTCCGAAGCTGGACCCGACCCCGCCGTTTCTGCTTGCGTACCATCCCCAGCGGTGGGCCGTGGTCGAAGGCTACTGCGTCCCGGCGCTTGCAACCGTCGTCGTGGAACCTGGCGTCAACAACGTCGAGAATCTGACCCGCAACGGCCGCACCTCGCCCGACTGGACCGCTGCGGCCAAGCTGCACACGACCAAGGGCGCGACGATCATCCCGCACGCCAAGGGCCCCGGTGGCCGGTCGTACATGCAGCGGGTCCAGGTGCGACACGGGCATCACCACATGCCGGTGTTCGCGACCGCGCACCGTGGCTCCGACGAGGTCACCGTCAACGGCAAGGGCTACTCCGAATGGCTTGAAAGCCTGTTCGATGACGGCACGCTTGCGCCGCCGCCGCCCTACGTGCTTCGGAATCTCCGGGCCAAGTACGAGCAGGAGCGGGCCACGTATGCCGACCGGGCCTACAACCAGCCTTCGGCGCTCCCGTTCGTCAAGAAGGCCGAGGCCGCTCTCGCCGCAATCGACAAGGTGATCGCCAAGTTCGGCGGCGGCGAGGCCGTGGCCGGCGAATCGGTCGGGCTCGACTAATGGCAAGCGATCGCGTTTCAACGCAAGTCTCCGTGCGTTTCGCGCTCCCGTACATCGTGGAGCGCGGAGCCACGACGAGACTCGTGTTGGCCGGCGCGATGCTTGACAATGGTCAGTCTCCGTTCACGTCGTGCAAGGTGTCCGTCTACGACCCATCCGGAAACGCGATTGTCTCCGAGGCATCGGCCACCTTCACGCAGGGCGTGACGTTCAGCGCCGGCTACGACTGGACGCCCGCCGCGACCCTCGCGCTCGGCGGCGGGTACACGGTCGAATGGAAGGCGATCGTGACCGGCGGCGAGTACGCCACGTACCGCAACGACGCGATGGTCGTCCGCCGCTCTATGGGCTGCCCGATTGCGTCGGCCGACCTTTACTCGGTGATGTCGTCGCTCAATCCTTCCGGCCCGAAGCCGATCCACGGGCTTTCGACGCTGGACGTTTACGTGTCCGAAGCGTGGACCCGCATCCAGCGCCGACTCATCGAGCAGGGCAACCGGCCAAACCTGATTCTGTCGCCGTCCGCGCTTCACGACGCGGCCGTGCTGCTGTCGCTTGCGCTCGTGTTCGAGGACTTTTCCACGCGACTCAATGCGGCTTACATGGAGCAGGCCCGCATGTACCGCGAGCAGTACGAGACGGCGTGGAATCGCCTGTCGTTCTCCTATGCCGACCTTGACGGCACCACCGCAAGCCCGAACCGCCGCCGAGGCGCGACTAGCGCGGTGTTCCTCGGCACCTCGCGCTGGCCGACCGGATGATCTCCGATATTCGGTTTGCCGTCTCCGACGCGATCGCGACCGCGTTTACGATCCGCGAGTCGCCCTGGATTTCCGACGGCCCGTTTCGCGATCCGTCGGTGTCGCAGAACGGAGCCTTCGCGGTGACGGTGCCGCGTACCGACGTGGTCGAGAATCGCCGAGCACGGGCAAACGGCGACGGCATCGTGTGCAAGTCCTCTATCCGCGTTCGCGTGCTGCTGCTGATGCGCGGTGACGCTGCGGTCGAGGACTACGTCACGGCGCTAGATTTTGCGGCGGCGCTCGCCGGCGTCGTTGGGGCGGTCAAGTCGGACGCGGTGGACCACAGCCAGCTCGCCCTACAGTCGCTGACCTACGACCCGATCGGCGACGACACGGCAATCCTCGTGACCGGCGAATGGACCGTAATGCATCAGCTGTTCGTCTATCCGCACGATTACACGCCGCCCGAATAGGCGGTATCCTGTCCGCATAGAGGTTCCCCATGGCCCTGTCCAACGTCGTCAAGATCGCTTCGGATGCCGGTACCTACGTCCTCGCGGACGGCACTGGCACGCCGCTGACGCACACGGTGAAGTTCGACTCGGCCGACCTGACCATCAGCGGAATCCAGCAGGCGCTGAAGGAAACCAAGGCGTACCAGTCGCGCGGCAAGTTCGTGTCGCTCCGCAAGGGCCAGCGTGCCCCGGTCCAGTTCTCGTTCTCTTACATGCAGAGCGACCTCTCGGAATCGAGCAGCGGCACCACGCTCGATTTCATCTTCGGCAAGGGCGCGCACTCGGCTCGCGTGACCACGGGCCGCATCGGTGGCGACGTCGTCACGCTTGATTTTACCGTGACCTTCGAGGGCACGTCCTACGGTGACAGCGCCGACCAGACGATCAAGATGCAGGACTGCGAGTTCAGCGTCACCGTCACCGAGGGCGACCCGAACTCGATCAAGCTCGACGCCGTCTGCTACGGCGACGTCTACATCAACGGCAGCAACTGGTTCGACGTCAACTGACGCCGTCCGGAGGACAAATGCCCATCGTGACCCTTGGCGGTCGTGAGCACACGCTCACGCTGCCGTCGTCGTATGCCGTCCGCTGGGAGGTCGCGGCACTCGCGCACGTCAGCGTCATTCGCGCGCGGTCCGCTGCCCTCGCGCTGACGATCCCAGGTGGCGAGCGCGGCTACAAAATGCCTGCCCTGTCGCGCTGCGGTTTCTCGGTCGCGGTATACGGGGGCGAGGCCTTCGACGCGCTGACCGCTGCCGGTATCGCGCTCGATGACATTCTCGCGCAGGGCGAAATCGCGCTCGACTACCTCACCGACGGGCTGGTCACGGCCAAAGACGTGGACGCTGCGGAGGATTTCTCCGGGGCCCCGGTCGATCCGACGTAGCCGTCCTCGCGCTTGAGCTGGGCGAGGGCTCGCCGTCCGTCATCGGCGAGGGGATCCATCGGGGCCAGTCCGGAATCGGGTACGGCCGTTTCTCGTCGTTGCCGTTGGACGAGCAGGCCCGTTTGCTGGCGTATCTGCGAATCAAGGCAGACCCGGACGGCAAGCACCGAAAGCTGTCCCCAGCCGACGGCCTGCGCCGGCTGACGTCGCGCCCGCAGACCTGACGCGGTATCCTGTCCTCGTGGAGGCAGCGTGCTCGACGCAAAGGTCACCGGCGACCTCGACGCATGGGCACGCGCCGCTAGCCGGGCTGCAATCGAAGCCACGCGCGAGCTCGTGGGCGGAATCACGAGCGAGGTCTACAACGCCGCCAAGTCGGCATGGCCCGTGCGACCAAAGGAGATGGTGGCCGACCATCCTCGCGGCTACTCGCGTTCGCGGCTCGGCGATTCGGTGCGACTTGAGGGCGACGGGACGACGGTTGGCCGCATCGCGAACGATGCCAACTACGCCTACATGATCAAGAGCCGTAGGGTCGAGGTTCCGGCCGGGTCACAGTACGAGGCCGCATGGGGCCGTAAGATGCTGTCGCTGCTTGAGCAGCAGCAGCGGATCCAAGCGTCGGGCGGCATTTACACGAGGTCGCAGTCGGGCAAGTCCGCCCTGACCACGAAGCGGTACCGCGCGAACCAACGCAAGATCCGCCAGCACGCCGCGCGAGCCAGGGACGCCAAGCACGTCTGGACGCTCCTCGTGCGCGAGCCGATGGAGCGTAAGTCCGCTAATCTGCGCGAGCAGCTGGCGGCGGCGGTCGTCAAGGCCGTCGAGGGCGTAGGCTGATGCCGAGCAGCACGATCGACATTGAGATCCGCGCAAGGACCGAGGCGCTTACTGCGGAACTCGCCAAGGCCGGCAATCTTTCGCAGAAGCAGGCCGACAAGATTGCAAAGGAGTTTGTCAAGGCTGGAAAAGAGGCCGAGAAGGCGAACGTAAAAGCAGCGGATTCAACCGAAAAGCATTGGGCTGGCGCAGCAAAGAAGGTAGCTAGCGCGCTCGGCGAAGGAACGATCCCGAAGTTTGAGAAGCTGTCCGGAATCGCCGAATCGTTCGGCGTTATGTCCGGTGCGTCCGCGTTGAAGGTCGCCGGCCTGACGCTCGGTATTGCCGCGCTTGCAACTGGCGCGATGAAGCTCGGCGGCACGGTTATTGATACCGCCCGCAATATCGACACGCTGTCGCAATCGCTTACGGAGCAGCAGCGAGGCGCGCTTGCGGACGAAATCAAGGCGCTTCGTGACGTCCAAGACGAACTGACCGGACTCGACCAAGCCGCAACGGCCGCGCAGATCAAGCTGTCCGCAGCGTTCGCGACGTCTGGACTTGCGGAGAATCTGGCGTTCGTTATCGACCGCGCATCGACGGGTCTCGCGTTCCTGCTTTCCGCTGGCGGTCAAGTTCCCAACGCACCGTCGCAGACGGCGGGAAAGACGGTAAAGCAGTTTAGCGTAAACGACCTCGCGGCATCGATCGGTATGCCCTCCGCGCCAGCCGCTGGAACGGCTGTCGCAAAGGCCGCATCCGGAAGGACGACGTCCCCAAGCGGCACGCGCGCCGAGGCCGAGCGCCAGAAGGAGGCAGAGAGGGAGATCCAGCAGTTCATGCTGGATTATTACCTCAATGCCGACAAGGAGCGAGAGGACGCGCGGCTGAAAGAGGCCGAGGAGGAGCAACGCCTCCGCGACGAGGGCCTCGCTGCCGAGAAGGAGTACCGCGACCAGCAGACCGCGCTCGCCAAGGAAGCGGCCGACAAGCAGCTTGAGCACGCCCAACGCGTCAGGGAAGGCAGCAAGCAGACCGCGTCTAACGTCGGATCCTTCGTCGGCGGCATCAGCGACCTTGTTTCGACGCTGTACGAGCAGGCCGCCGACAACGCCGAGGAAGGCAGCGTCCGCGAGAAGAAGGCGCGGCGCACGGCGTTCGCCGTCGCGAAAGCTGCCGCAATCGCGCAGGCGGCTATCAATACCGCGTTGGCCGTGTCGCAGGCCCTGACGATGGTGTTTCCGCTCAACTACATCAACGCCGCAATCGTTGGCGCGCTCGGTGCGGCCGAGGTCGGCGTCATCGCTGCAAAGCAAATGCCGACGGCGCACTCTGGCGGTATGGTCGGCAGCGTCTCGACCGCGCCCGACGAGCAGCCGATCATGGCCCTTCGCGGCGAGGCGGTGCTGTCGCGTCAAGCGGTGCAAGACCTCGGCGGCGAGCAGGCCGTCAGCAGCGCGAATCGACGTACAAGCAGCAGCGACGGCATGGTAGGGACGTTCGCGATGGTTTACGAGCATCGCTCTTACGACGCCTTCATGGCCCGCGACCTTCGCCGGCCGACGGGCGCGGTGCGTCAGGCGATCCGTGGCTCCGGTAACGCTGGCTTGATCAAGAGGTCCGGCTGATGACGACGGTGATTCGACCGGCCTTCCAGGGCCTTTGCATCCCTGACCCGCGCGCCGTTCTCGGCCCCACCATCGCGGCGGACACGGCTGGCATCCATGCGGGTCAGCCCGTGCCGTCGGCCGCGACGAGGCTCTCGCTCGTCAGCGATTACCGGGCGCGCGATGCAACGGACAAGTTCATCCAGATCGAAACGAAGACTGGCGGGATGCCGGTCGCCGGCCTGTCGAATCGACCCGCGTCGTTCCTGTGGAAGCGCGACGACGAGGACGATACCGCGTGGCGCGGCTGGCAAGGCTGGCAGATCCTCCAGCGCGTGGACAAGGTCCACGTCGAGGGCGCGGGGAACACCTTCAATCGGCCGTGCGTGGCGACGACGCCGAGCGGCATCGTCTGTGCCGTCGAGTCCAAGGTTGCCGGCACCTATGGCTACACCATCACTCGCGCACCGCTGGACGGAGGCGACCTCGTCGCGGTGACGTCCATCGCTGGCAAGGCCCGGCGGTCCGGCTACCGTGGCTGCTGCGCCCTGGCCTATATGTCCGACGGCCGGCTGATGCTGTATGCGGCGCAGACCCGGTCCACGGCCGCGACCGCGAACACGATCATCTCCGCGTGGTCGAGCGATGACGACGGCTCGACGTGGTCGCTCGTCGCCGAAAACGTCATCCCGATGGAGCTGGACGACGCCGACGAGGTGCGCCGCATCCGGGTCGCCGAGCGCAACGGTCAGGCGTTGATGATCGTCCATGCAAAGAACACGTCGCGCTCGCACAACGCCGACTACCTCGTGCAAATGGCGTCCTCGGACGGCGGCTTTTCGTTCTCGTTCGTCGGCGCGATCCCGGACGAGGCGAATCACGGCGGCGGCTTTCCGGACGTAATGGCCTCGACGGACGGCTTCTTCGTGGCGTGGATTGACCTCCATAGCCATTACCCGCTGTTCGTCTCGCTCGGCTCGGCGTTCCATGACCTGACCACGTCAGCGGCCGTGCAGGTCAGCACGACCGAGGTTGCGAGCGACAGCGGCAGCCCGAAGGCGTTTGGTATGGGTGGTCTCGCGACGTGCGAGACCGACGACGGCAGTTTTGTCGTCTATGCTTGCAACTTCGGCACGGGCGGCGTGGATACCTTGTGCTGCGTAAGCACCGACCGAGGGCTGACGTGGCTCCCTCGAGGCGAGTGGTGGGGCAAGCCCGCCGCGTACTGGGGCAACGCAAATCCAGGCAACCCGGCGTGTGCAGCCGTGTCCGGACACGTCCTGCTCGTGGCCGGCGACATTCCCGTCACCAGCACCGCGGACGAGTCGGTGACGGCGTACACGCTTGGCGGGTACACGAATCTTACGGCGGCGTCGAGTCAGAGCCAAATGGATGCCACGCGCCAGATCAATCCGAACGTCTACGGCGGCTGGCTCCCGCTCGACAAGCCCGAGGATTACGGGTGGACTGCGACCGACGACGCATCGATCACGGCGACCTACTCGTCGGGCCGATTCGTGGTTTCGTCCTCCGCGGCCACGCAGGACTATCGGCGTGTGCTTGCGACAGGCGAGGCGGTCGGCACCGCGACGATCACGGCGCGCACGGGAGAGGCCCCCATCTCGCGCGGCGGATCGTCCACCTACGCGGGCCCGGCTTACGTCGAGGTGCTTACGGGCGACAACACGACGACGTACACAAGGTGCCGCGCTAGCATTGATAGCGCCGGTATCCATTACGCCCGATGGAGCGGGACCGCATGGACCGACACCGCGTCCGAGCTTGTCACGCTGAACGGCTCGTCGGAGATCCGCCTCGACGTCGCGCAGGGGAAGGCTCGCGTCTGGTACCGTGACGCGACGACGGGCATCGATCAGCCGTGGGTGCTTGCCCATGACAAAACGCCCGCCGCCGTGTCGGCTGCGGTGACGTCCTACCATGCTTTCGGCGGGCAGCTCGACAGCGGCGATCAGGTCTCGTGGGTGTCCGTGTTTTGCGGCGAGGAGGTCCTCACGACCTACACGGCGAAGGAGGACGCTTTCGCACGGCCGTTCTCCGCTCGCTCGATCGAGGTCGCGGACAACGTGGCCGTAGCTGCTCGCGGTGGACCGACGATCCCAGGGGACTCGTGGACGGTCGGATTCGCGTTCGAGTGGCCCCGCGAAAATCTCGTCACGCCGAGTCCACGTCAGGCTTGGCGCTCGTGCGACACCGACGACCAGCCGTCCTACATCACGCATGAGTGGACGCTGTCGGACGGAACCGATTCGGCGTTGTTCCACGGCACGGCGATCGCGATTCCGCTGATTGAGCATAACGTCCCATTTATCGTGCTCGGCGCCAAGCGAAACGGGTCGTGGACCGATTACAACGTGGACCTCGGCATTACCGCTGTGGGTTTCGAGCGCACCGGCAACGTCGTCACCGCGCCGCGCAGCACGGGCCATGACGGCAGTTTCGCGGGCGTCGTCCGCGAGCACGAGTTCGCGGGCGGGACTTGGTATGCGGCCCCCGGTGCGGTCGGTCGCCGCATCATCGGCAACAGCGGAGGAACGTGGAGCCGGACGACCACCGGCCCGCAGCCACGTTTGATCCTTGAGGACGTGGACGACGTCGCCGACGCCGACGAGGGCGCGACCGGCATCATTGTCCCGCCGCAGGCCGTCATCATCGGGCCGACCTCGCAGTCGTACACGATCGACGCGATGCGGATCAAGATCCCGAAGCCCGACGGTACCACCTATTGCGAGCCACCGGATCGGACGTGGAAGATCGGGTACGCGACCTTCTGCCGGCTGCTGGCGCATGGCGACGAGTACGATTGGGGCCGCATCATCGAAACCGAGTCCCCGACGGAGACAACCGACCTCCCCGGAAACGTGCGCCGCACGCGCGTCACCGGCCCGGCTCGTCGCAAGGTGTCGTTCTCATGGAGCGACGGCCCGGTCGATACGTCGATGTCGGACCCAACGTCCTTCTCGACCTCGGGTTGGTCGCCGTCGTACACGGCAGGGCCTATGGGCACGATCGGCTCGACCGCATGGCAGGTGGACGCGCTGCCCCGGCTGCTTGATGGAGCCGACGTCCCCGTGCTCTATATTCCTCGCGTTGCGTTCTCATCCGCGATCGGCGTCCTCAACCGCCGCCATGAGCTCGTACACATGCGGGTCACGTCGCCGGTCCGCCTCGAGACCGTGCAGGGCACCGAGGGCGTGGACGAGGTCATCCGAATCGCGACGGTCACGGGCGAGGAGGAGGTATGATTGCGGCCGGGATCTACGGCTCCGACGTCGGCCGCTTCCCTCGCCCTGGTGACGGCGGCTGGCGCTGGCTTGTGTCGGTGCGCTACGCGGGCCGGGTCATCCGCTGGGGCGACGGCGACCTGTCGGCAATCGAGCTTGACGGGTCGTTGTTCGCGGTCAACCTCGACAGCGACCTATCCAATATCTCGGTAACGGATGCGATTCCGGTCGGCGCGGTCGGTGTCGCGCCCCGCTCGCTGTCGTTCTCGGTTTACATGCCAGCCGGGATCGACGTCGCGCTGAACGAGCGGCGCGGGATCATGTTCTCGGGCTCCGAGGTCGAGGTCGCGCTGGTGCCCGACGGCGGGACGCTGTCGGACCGGTGCGTCGTCCTGCGCGGGTTTGCCTCCGAGCCGACCTACGGGACGACCGATGACCCGGTGTCGTTCACGGCACGCGAGCCGGAGTCCTACAACGACGGAATCTACCCGCCGGATGCCGCGCGAAACGTCGTGGCGCTCGAACTGCTCGGCATCTCCAACAATGGCAAATGGTATCAGGCCGAGGTGCCGTGGTTTGCCGCGCCCGATACCGACAACGGGGATGCCGACAAGCTGGTCCAAATCGGTCAGGTCTGGCCGCGCGTGTTCGGCGCGCCGGGCGCGATCACGCTGTCCACCGTCAACGGCTACAGGTCCGACCGACCGGGGACGCGCGCGATCCCGGTCTCGCAAATGGAGTCGGCGCATTGGGGCGAGGACGACCTGCGCTTGATTTGGACGGCGCTGCTCATCTCCTACGAGCACGTCCCGCAGCCGGAAACGACGAACGTCACGCTCCTTCGGTACGACAGCGAGTATCCGAACGGCACGATCCGCCTGTCGCTTCCGACCCGGCTCGGACTTGACCACCGAGGGATCCCGTTTACCTGCGTCCGATACGACGACGTCCTTGCAATTCCGGGCGCGTTCCTTCCGAAGACCGGCATGGACGCGCACGAGCTGCTCCTTATGTCGGACTGGTGCGTAGCATGGGGCGCATACGATGGGCACTCCAACGGGCCGAACGTGGACGGCACCCCGGCTCCGTCGGCCGCAAACGTCCTGTCGTGGATGATCGAGCGGTCCTCGCTGGTCTGGGACGTCGGCCGGTCAAAGTCCGCGACCGACCACCTTCGACCCTACCTGCTGGCCGGCGCGATCGAGGACACGACGCGCCCGCTCGACTGGCTGTCGGACCACGTATTCGGCACGCTGCCTGTGTTCCTCGCGTCCGGGCCGCTCGGCTTGTATGCGGTTCCGGTGCCATATCAGAGTCAGTTCGCGGTGCCGGTGTCGGCGATCGTTGTTGACGGCTGGTCCGCGGTGCTCCCCCGGCAGGCCGTCCAGGTCGAGACCGACGAGCGCGCGACGAAGGTTGCGGTAAGCTGGTGTCGGGACGCATCGAACGGGGCCTACTTCAAGCGCGCTTTCCGTCTCAATGGCGACGACCAGACGCGATCCGCTGGCGACTCCCCCTACTACGAGACGACGATACCGACAGAGGAAACGGCCGAGCGCGTGGTGTCGGTTGACCTGCCCTACGTGTGGGACGACCAGACCGCCTATCGCGTCCTCGACTGGCTCGCGTGGCGCGAAATGAAGCAGCGCCGCACGATCGCGGTGGACGTCGATCCGTCCGTGCACGGCTGGCTGTCGGTCGGCGACGTCGTGACCTTCACGTCCGACGCGCTGCACCTGCAAGCCGCCAAGTGCATGGTCGTCAGCATCACCCGCTCGTCCGCTCTATGGTGGCGGTGCAAGGTCATGCCGCTGGACGATTGACGGTATCCTGTCGGCATTGAGGGTACCATGAGTCGATCGACGGTGCAGGGCAGCGTAGCCCGAATGGATCTTGGTCAGGGCTCGGTGGCCCCTGGTGTCGTGTCGCTTGGCACGCAGCCCGGAGACATTCGCGTCGGGATCTTCTATTCCGGAGGGTCGCCCGCGTTCTCGCTGCTCATTGATGGAGATCCGACGCCTGTCGTTCTGTCGGCCGGTCCTGCCGCCGGTGAGACGTGGCGCGACGTTGAACTGGTCTTCATCTTTGGCGGCGGCACGTCGCTTCCTTCCGACGGTATCGGTTGCAGCGCGACGGCGTTTGCGAGCGGAATCGGAATCAACGTGCGCGGCACGTCGTTCGGTCCGCTCTCTCCGCGCACGAACGCGGATTTCGCTTCAATCTGCGATGCTACCCGCGTTCTCAACTTTACCGACCCGTGGAGCGTGACCTACACCCTCAAGGTTGCGGCCGTGCTCGATGGTGATGCAAGCGACAAGATTGAGCTCACCATCAGCGAGGACGCCACCACGCTGACCTCGCTGGAACAGGCGACCCCTGTCCTTCGCTACCGAGTCGTCGGCTAATGTTCGACGGGTCGCCTATGTGCGGCGTGCCGTCGTGAGTCGGCATCCTGTTTCGTCGTTTCCGGTGTCGCTGCTGCCGGAAACCGACGACGTCGTTCTCGCGCCGGACGAACGCACAGACGAGCGCCCGACCTACGTCACGCCCTCGGATTTGGATTCCGCCCTGGCACCCATTCGCGCCGCAATCGCCGACGTCCTCGACCACGTTGGACCGACGGCCCAGCGGCACCGTGCTCGCCGCGAGGCCGCGCTGCTCGCGTCCGTGATCGTCGGCATCGGCTGCTTCGGACTTGGCGCGCTCGACTTGCAGGGCGCGTCCGACCTCACCATCGGCATCCTCGGCGGACTGATTCTGGCGGCTGTCGTCGCCGTCGTCGCCGTGCTAGGCCGAGTTCACGTCACCGCAAGCGCACCCGGCGTGAGCATCGGGGCTGGCGGTTCAACCTCGGAGAGTACCCCGTGAAGGCACGAGTCATCGTCATCCTGCTCGCCGCCGCCATTTCGATGGTGTCGGCGTTCTACGCCGTCAAGCGCAACGACCAAGAGCAGGCCGCGAAGCAGGCCCAGCAGGCGGTCGAGTTGATCCAGAAGGCTGCGGCCCTCGACTCCGACGCTCCGGACACCGACGTCGCGGACACGGTGCAGCGATGATCAAGCCGCTTGAGCTGCTGCTCTACCTCCGTGGCCTCGGCGGCGACCTCATCGACGGTGCCGACGCTTTCCCCGGCCTGCTCGCGTTGTACTGTGTCGTTGGCGAGCCCGATGGTCCGACGCTCGCCGCGCTGGACATCGACTTCCGGATCTGCGTCAAGGCCGGATGGATCGCGCAGTACCAGCACGCGAGCGGGATGCAGATCCACGTCCGTCCGGCCGGTCACGCCATGTGCGCCGTGCTCGATGCCGTGGACGATGAGATTCAAGCGAACGCGCCGACGCCCTACGGCGACGTCTGATGTCCGAGCTCGACGGCGTTCTGATCGTCTGCCTAGGCGTGCTACTATGGTGGTCGAGCGGCATGATCGCGGGGTTCATCGGCGCGATCGTCGCATGGTGGTGGAATCCGTGAGCCTGTCGCCCCACTTTGCCGCAGCCGAACTTGGCGTCAGCGCCGACACGCCCGCCGCGCACGTCGAGGCCCTGCGTCACGTCTGCCGCGACCTCCTCGAGCCGATCCGCGCTCACGTCGGCGGCCCGATGCGCATCAACGACCTGCGCGCCGGCCTGACCATGCGCGGCTGGCGTCCGTCGGCCTCGGTCGGGTCCGCCACGTCGCAGCACCTGAAGGGCGAAGCGGCCGACTTCGACCTGTACGGCGCGGACCTCGAACCCGTGTGGCGCTGGATCGCCTGGGAGTCGGGCCTCCGCTTCGGCCAGCTCATCATCGAGCGCCGCCGCCCGGGGACGTGGTCGTGGATCCACGTCTCGCTGGGGGCCCCGTGGCGCGACCCGAGCCGGTGCCAGCAGGTGATGTGCTCGCCGGACGGCAAGACGTACCGGCGGATGCAGAAGGGCGAGGCGCTGCCGTGAGCGGCCCGCTCGACCTCGTGGGCGAGGTGGTCGGCCTCGGCACCGCGATCGCCAAGGCCGCCGACCGCCCCGACGACGTGCAGCGCGCCGCCTTCATCGGCCGCGCGTCGGGCCGGCTCCAGTGGGCGATCGACGTCTACGGCGCCGCGAGGCACCCCGGCCGCCGTCGTGAGGCCGCCCGCATCGGAGCCAGGTGGGCCGCCGCGCTTCGGTCGCTGGGCGAGCCCGTGCCGCCGCTGCCGTGGGTGCGCGGGTGACGATCGGCCGCGGCCTCGTGGACGACCTCACTGCGGCGCAGCGCCGCACCATCCTCCGCCGCCTGCTCGACAGGCTGGCCGAGACGTCCGAGACGACCGAGGCGGGCCGCCATCGCGCGGCGACGCTCCGGGCGCAGATCCAGCGACAGCGCGACGAGATCGCGCGCATGGAGGGCTGATGGCGTTCGATGCCATGCGCGCGCTCGACAGGATGCTGGAGGCCGACTCCGTGGACTGCGGCGACGAGGACTCCTGTGCCCCCGATGCGGCCGTGCTGGTGCTGGTCTGCGGCGACGACGCCGACGACTACGTGCTGGTGAAGGCCGACGATGAGGACGAGGCGGACGCGGCCATGCGGATCGCCGCGGAACGACTGGCGGCGGCGATCGGCTGCGCGCTGGTGCCGCTGGCGAGCAACGACGAAGCGGAGGCCTGATGGCGTTCAACGGCAGAGGCATCCCGGCGGACGAGCTTGTCGAGCTGCTCGCCGGCTACGCGGCCGGGTGGGACGGTCTGCTCACCCCGAGCGGCGGCGAGCTCGCGCGCTACATCGCGGACGCCTGCGGGCGGCCCGAGCTCGACACGATCGCGGTCGGCAACCGGGCGCGGCGCGAGTTCGTGCGGATCTACGGCGAGGGCAACCGCCACCGGCCACGGACCCTGGACAAAGGTGTCGGTGCTCTGTCGCAAGTTGTGCGCGGTTTGTCCGAACCACACCAGTCGCCCCACCAGTCGCCCCCCCAGTCGCGCGCCGAGCTGCCCGATCTCGATCGGTGGGACGAGCCGGCCCGCCCGCGCATCCGCGACCCGTGGCGCGTCGAGCCGCAGCCTCCGCCCGACGACGAGGCGGAGATGCTGCGCCGGTGGCGCGAGGACCACCACCGCGACCGCCAGCGGTGGGCCACGAACACCGGGCCCCGCGTGTTTGAGCACCACGACGCGCTGCCCATCGGCCTCACGCTGTTCGGTGACCAGCATGTGGACGACGACGGCTGCGACGTCGACGCGCTCGTGCGCCACGTCAGCACGGTCGCGGTCACGCCCGGCCTGTACGGCGTCAACCTCGGGGACGTGACCAACAACTGGACGGGCAAGCTCGCGCACCTGTGGGGCCACCAGTCCACGACGCACGAGGAGGCCGCCCGCCGCGCCTCGTGGTTGATGCGCTCGATCCCGTGGCTGTGCGTCGTGTCGGGCAACCACGACGACTGGAGCGACGGCACGCTACGCCTCGCGATGGTGGAGCGCGGGCCGCTGCACTTCGCGAAGGTCGAGGCGCGGCTGGAGTTCCGCATCGGGGACGCGCCGCCGATCCGCCTCGTCGCCCGCCACCAGTTCAAGGGCTCGTCCATGTGGAACGCCGGCCACGCGCTGAAGAAGGAGGCCGTCATGGGCGACGGCTGGGGCGACGTCTACGTCCAGGGCCACCACCACGACAGCCACGTCATGACGGAGGAGCGTCCCGACGGTCGCCGCGTGTGGACCGTCAAGGCACGCGGGTTCAAGCACTTCGACAGCTACGCGCACCGGCTCCAGTTCCACGACCACCAGCACGGCCACGCGCCGACGCTCGTGCTCGACCCGATGGGCCCGCCGGCCGACCGGGTGCGCGTCGTGTTCGACGTGGAGGAGGCCGCCGCGATGGTGGGGTGGCTTCGACAGCGCCGGGCCGCGTAGCACGGATCGAAACCCAAGCTTTCGATCCGTGCGGACGGTTACCGTCCGCCGGCCGGATGCTGGTCATCCACAACGAAACCGCCCCGCCACGGACCACCCGTGACGGGGCGTCGTGCCGCGTCCCTCCGACGATGGGCGCGCGGCAACCAACCTGTAAGGGCGGCTTACAGGTTCACGCCCACCGCCTCGCGACAGCCGCCAGCCGCTCGACGGCCGTCCAGTCCGCCGACTCCGGCATGAGCGTGGCCGCCTGGATCGCGCCCGCGAGGTCCCACGCGAGGTGGGCACGGAGGTCCCGCAGCGCGGCGCGGAGCGTGCGGTGGGTGCCGCGCGGTCGCCAGTACAGGTTCACGCCGGTGCCCCACACGATCGAGGCGTTCCACCCGCCTGCGACCGGCCACGCCATGATGCGGACGACGCGGACGGGCCCGCCGTCGTGATGCTCGGGAAGGTAGCCAAGCAGGCCGCCGGTCGGTCCCGGCGCGGCCCCGCGCTCGTCCCATTCGACGGCCTGCCACTCGTCGCGGGCGACGCGGAGGATGGTGCTGGCGTTCATGCCCCCACCTCCACCTGCGCCAGATCGTCCGCGACCGTCGTCCACCCTTCCGCCCGCGCCGACGCCACGAGGCACCGCAGCACCACGCCGACGGCGTCGACCACGTCGGGCGACTCGAAGCGCACCGCGAACGCGCGCCGCGACCCAAGGTCCGCATCCACGCGCCACGTCCCGCCGCCGGGCCTCGGCGTGCGGCGCGAGATCCAGAAGCGCAGCGGGACGATGCTTCCGCGCTCGCTGACGGGGTCGAGGCGGCCGTGGATCTGGAGCCGGACGCGGTCCCATCGGACGCCCGGGAAGCGAGCCGCGAGGGCTTCACGGGCTCGGTCGTACTGGTCAGCCACGGGTCACCTCCTCGCGCAGCATCCCGAAGGCACGCCGCCGGATCTCGCGCGCGAGGTCTCCGGCCCACCCGCACGCGGGGCTGTCGGCGTCCGCGATGTCGAGCAGGTCAGCGGCGCACAGGAGGGCCGCCGGAGCATCCTCCGCGCCCGACACCGCGCCAGAACCGAGGTCGATCGCGTTGGCCGCGACGTCGCAGCACGGGAGGCCGCAGTCCTCCGCGATCAGCCGCAGCGGGTTCACCAGCATAGCGGCCATGCGCCGCCCGTGGGTGGCGCGGTAATCGTCAAAATCGTCAGCCAACAAGCACCTCCGCGACGTCGAAGCCGGCCGCGCGCCAACTCTTGATGCAGGCTGCGGCGGTGCTCGGCGTTCCCTGCCAGATCACGAAGCCGGCCACATAAGCGGCCGGCCG